GCCAAATATACCAGCGGCGGCATAGGTTGCCCCAAATGAGGCGGCCGTCAAACCCTGAAATGCAGTCTGCGTAGCGGCCCCAATACTCTCCCATGGGCTAATATCACGCCCCTGACCGGTGTAGATGTTGGAAGCAAAGGATAGTCCTGCATAGCCAAGAGCTGCAACGCCGGCTAGTCCCGAGACTGTTCCAAGCGCTCTACCAACTCCTGCGCCGCTTATTGTTCTTCCGGCAATTGCTCGATCGATTAGGCCGGACTCTGGTCCCACTGGACCAAATGTATGTGAGCCAAGCCGAGGGGCAACTCGGCTGAAGATGTTGGCGCCAATAGCTAGGCCGCCGAAGATCCCGCCACCAGCAGTTAGGTCTGCCCCAAGTCCAGTAGACTGGAAGGCTGCGCCTGCGCCAAGAAGCCCGCCATACAAATCATACCCGGCCTCACCGACAGAGTACTTTGCTGCTGCTCTTCGCGCAGCAAGAGTTGCAGCGCCACCAGATGGCACCTGGCCAGTTAGCATTGGCTCAAGACCAGCCTGCACCTTGGCGTACTCTTCGGTTGCCTGCATTACTGGCGCGCCAGTGTATCCCCAGAAGCGCTTCGCAATGTAGGTACCGTATAGAGCAGCTCCTAGACCGCCGCCCCACATTCCGCCACCGCCGCCGCCGCCGCCGCCTGGTCCCTCTGGAGGACCACCTCCGGGAGGAACGTAGATGGAGCCCGTACCGCCGGCGCCGGTCGGTACCTGGAAGGCGCCACCCATTCTTCCAATTGCGCCCAGTCCGCCAGCCTGCTCAACGGATATGCCAAGTGCGGCTCGAGCAGATTCAGAAAGGCCAGTCTTACCCTCGAGCATGCCCTTCAGCTTCTCGATGGATGTGTACTGAGCCGACTTACCGAGGTTGATAGCCGCGTCCTTCTCGGCGCCCTCGGACAGCGCCTTCGTTGCTCCGGTAACGAGCTTGGTAGCAGCCGTTACAGCAGCCTGTTGTACTTCTCGCCTCTCTGCGGCACCAATGGAGTCACCAGCGCGCTCGAGAGAGGCCGCCTCATCGCCGAATCTCTTGCTTACTTCCTTGATAGCGCCGGCGGTATGCTTGTAGATGCTCATCTCTCGAGAGACGGGATCTGCCGTCATACCACCATACTGCTTAACAGCTTCGGAATATCGTCTTCCGACAATCTGCTGAACGGTGCCTACCTGGTTTCTGTTGAGGATCGCTCTTGTGCCTTCGGCGTCCGGATCCTGACCGGGAGCAACAAATACGGCAGTCGCAAGGCCGGATCTAGGATCATGACCAAAGTACCCAGATCCGAGAACGGGATCGGGGCGCTGATCGTCTCCCCCCAGCCCGGTAAGGTTCTCGATGTTGCCAAAGCCGCGCTGAACGCGGGACTGGAAATCTTCTGGTTGGGTAAGCTCGCGACCGACCGGAGGACCGCCCAAAGACGCCATGCCCTGCCGCACTCCAGCATTGGCTGCAAATGCGCCAGCCTGTAGTTCGGTGCGTACGTCTGGGGCAGGCTGAGAGTTGGTTATTCTTGCTGGTGGGACTGCGTTTATCGGAGCTGTCTGAGGGGGACTAACGGCCGTCATCCCAATTCTTGCAGGGGGATTGCCGGCAATTCTCTGGCCAAGAGCATCTTGAGGAGCCCAGCTCTGCTGTTCTGCCGAGCTGGTCATGTACCGTAGAACTCTGATGTTGCCAGATTCTGGCGCTGTAAGACCTGGGGCATACGGCTTGTATCCACCAAACTTCTCGACAACGCCTCTTGGGAGATTGAGCTGTGACCACATACCCTGGACGCTTCCGGCACCAACCGACGATAGTCTAGGGTACTGCTCGGCCACAGTTCGAGGAAGATCAACGTAGTAGCGCGGTGCGCTTGGGTGGGCCACATTCATTCCGGTGGCTTCGGCCGATCTCTCTGGATATGCAAGGGTTCCATGAGATCCCTCGGCCGGATAGTCCGCGGGAAGCTTCATTACATTGATAACGGCGGCGGATCTCTGCTGTCTTGCAAGGTCATTTTCAAGAGAAGAGAGATGCTCTGGGGAATGGCCACCGCGCTCAATCTCGCCCTGAATCCTATCGATATCATCCTGTAGACGGGCTAGATGCTGGAGTCGAGGGTTTGCGTTTTCAAATTCGATTGGGGACATCTGATTATCCTGGGGGAGGATAGGACAGGGGGGAGGGAGGCGGCTCCCCCCTGTAGGTTACACAGGAGGTTTGGAGAGCTCTATGAGCTTCCTCTTCTCCTGGATACCCTCGAGTATCCACGGGCGCACGAACCTTTCCCATAGTGCCGGACGATCTAGCAATCCACCAGAGAAGCAGCTGATTCCAGTCTTCTCCTCGGTTCTTGCCAGGAGGATATAGTGGTTGAGAATTGGATCGTCACTTGAGTCTTGGATGATGTAGTCCTTGATGTAGTCCTCAAGCTGATCCAATCTCCAGGTCAATCCTCTTTCTTCGCCGTCCGGCTCAGAGGGTTTTTTGGGCCCCACCCTGGAATGGACTCTGCGATCGCATCCGCGATCTCAGCGACCATATCCATTGGCATGGTCTTGAGCTTAGCCATGACCTCTTCAAGAGGCGCCTCCGCACTGATGAACGGAGTTCCGGCGTCGGAAACCTTCTTGTTGGGGTCCTTCGGGATGTTGGTGCCGCCGAACAGCGTACTGATCTGGAAGAAGAGAACATCGAGCCACGAAGGCGAGTCCTCGGTCTCCAGAGCGCCGTCCTTTGTGTAGATGGCCTTGCCCTTGCTCATGTAGGTGGTAAGCGCGAGTTCGTCGCCTGCCGTTGGTGGTTTGATTTCCCACCATAGGTCTGGCTCATTCTTGAACGCATGTCTCACGTTCTTGATGATTGCGTATGAGCCAAACGGTGATCTTGTTTCCATGATAGAGGCCTCCAGGAGCACCGCGTTTAGTACGCGGTGCTCCGCTGATTCGTCAACGTTGCGGTGATTGGATCTGCACCGCCCAGTACGGTACCGGTTACCTGCATTACAACCTGCCGTCCCGCTCGCATAGCGATCGGAGCTGCTGACCAGACGATGTTATCGTCAGTTGTCTGGAAGTCAAAGGATAGGGAGTACGGAGTCACTCCGCCTGTATCTGATCCAGCCGCTTCCGGCGAGATCAGGTCAAGCTTTAGATCCCCTTCCTTGTAGACATCCGCAGTCCACGCACTCACTGTGCCCACGGGATCGTACATGATCTTCTCGTACAGGTCCTTGTCATCGATCTTGAGGTTCAAGGTGATGACGGCTGATCTCTGGTTGATCGCGAAATCATCCGGAGAGTACGAGCCGACAATGTACTGCTCTTCCATTGGGATCTGCAGGCCAAAAGCGATGGAGCCGCTTAGAACCTTAGCCTGCTCTCCCGATGGCAATTCGATGTCGGAAACCGGCGATAGGAACTGCGGTCCCGAGTCAAGGTATGTCTGTACGTCCCAGCCTGTCATTGCGATGTTCATCGTTGGCAGACCGCCTACAAACATTGCCGCCGCCTCCACAAACCGTGCTCCCGTGAACGAGAACACTAGACCAGCCACTCGGCAGTCCTGAAGCTGTTCGCCCCAGATTCCACCAGGTGACGATCTGATTGTGTAGTACGGCGCATCGAACTGATCAACCGGCAGGGAGAACACATGCGAGTAGGAACCGTCGCCATTGGTGGTTGGAGTTCCGCCTGAGCTTCCAAGGGCTCCCATCAACAGCATTCCAATGTTCGTAGGACGAGGGATGAAATCCAACGTCCCCGCACTCTGGATACCTGCCTTCACAACGTCTCGTAGCATAGCTCCGCCGCCGATCTCTTGTTCAAGCGGCAGGAACATGTTCTGAGGCGCAACGCTACCCTGTCGATACAGGAAGTAGCTGAATGCGCTGGCCGTTGTGTTGGGAGTCCCCTTTCCACTCTGCTTCGCTAGACCTAGGATAGAACGTTCTGAAGCAGTCATGAGTACACCCCTGTTCGTGTGGTATACACATCAAAGTAGATCTTGATGTGAAAGTCGTATGAGTCAGGGGGCCCGCCCCCCTGAATCATGTCGGATTTGAGTGAAGTAGCCATAGCGCCGCGACTCACGTATTCGTCGTCAGTCTGAATCCCTGGAAAGAGATCCTTCAGCAATGCGAGCTCGGCTCGGTCCCGGACGATCGACGCTACTTCTAGCGCCTCCTCCAGGCTCTCTCTTGTGTTCACGAGCAGGCATCGAATCTTGACTGTGAATCTGCGTGCCCATGTTACGGCGCCACCGATCTCCACAATCTCGACATAGTCCCGCCACGGCCCATCGATACTCTCCGGGTCGTTGTGGTGAACCTCCACTGAGATTCTAGCCACATCGGGATCAGGATTCCCCTGCAGGGGTCCGATGTTCACCGCGCCAACTACTGTCCCCGTCTTGGTTACGCCGTTCTGGTCGGTCACATCTGTGATCAAGGCGTCAGTAAGGATAGACTTGACGTGGAGAACTATCTGATTGACGATTCCTTCGGTCATCGTATTCTCCCCGGCCGATGGAGTCTCACAACCCCGCCCGGCAACCTCTCGGCGATCTTCGTGTAGTACTCGTTCATCAGAGAGGATACTTCGGGCCCAAGAGGGTTGTCTTCGCGCGTGTTGCCAGAAGACACCTTCGTCTTGAATCGATCCAGAGAGGACTGCTTGGCACGCATCTGGCCGTAGACCTTAGCCTGGACATACAGCCGAGGCAGCTCCAGATCCATGTCCGGGATTGTGATCACGGACGCGTCATCGTTGACTGAATCTGGAGTTGCGTGAACGGCTGCGTATGTTAGCAGAAGCTCGTCATCTCCAAGGGGAGCAACATCTACCCAGAGGCCGCCCCCTTGGAGATACCAGTAGAAAGGTCTACCTGATTGCGATGGGTAACGCACTCCAGGGCGAGGAGTTCTCTCCTCAAGAAAGCGTCCATCCGGAGACTCTACAAAGATCGTGCTGACAAAGTCTGATGGCAGCGCATACGGTCCTGTACCAGTCCCAGTGGGCTGAACTCTGTCCGAGACGAGAGGGAACCACAGAGAGTAGTCCCTCACGGCGTCGAGCCAGAATGTGTACAGTTGCGTATCCGGCCAGCGAGGCGTTGCGCCTGTATCCTGCAGATCCTCGCGGATGAATTCCTTCATTTGTGCCCAGTTCATGCGATCCCCGCTTAGGTAACCGAGCCGCCAGATTCAACAACCTCGAGCCACTCTGGGCGGTACATCTGCATCTTCAAGAAGCCGCGCCAGCCGTAGCGCTGGACCATCTGGAGGTCGTCGATCTTCGGAGGCATAGTTGGGCTAGGTCGCTCGCCGACGCCGTAGACAACAGCAGGTCCGCCCATGAAGATCGAGGCGTTGATGTGCACGCCCTTCACTACATAAGCGCCAGCTGCGTGCGGCTTAAGCAGAGGCTTGTCGAACGTCAGTCTGTTCGCTCCACCGGAGTCAACAGATACGATTCGCCGTGTTTCCTGCGTACCATCTGTCTCATCGGCAGGGTGCCCGCCGGTACCATCTGATCCACCGACGCAGATTGTCACGATATCGCCGATGTTGAAGCCCGTGCTGTCATCAACGAAGATGTATCGTGTAGAGCCCGACTGACCAACTGAGTAGACTGTGTCAACAGTCGCAGCAGCGCCCTGACCCACAACGGTGTCGCCACCAGTTGGGATCGTTGTTTCCTGGGTTACTGTGCCGTGGTTGAACAGCTTCAGTCGGTTCGTTCGGACGTATCGGACACCAGCCCACATACCAGCTTCAGCAGTGAACTTGCGGCCCGTCTGCTCGTATTCCTGAACCTCGAGCCAGTCTGCGTTTCCGGTTCTGATATCGTAAACTACCCGTGGGGTAGTCGCGCAGGCAATCTGCTGCCCGGCCGAATCAGCAACCTGAACAACACCAG